TTACCTACTACGGTACATCCAGGACACCCTAAGTCTGATGATGTTGAGTCTTGTTTTAACGAGGCAACACCTGTAGTTCCAGGTATTACTATAGGAGGTCTTCCCGCGTACACGCTTGCGACTCCTATAGGATGTACCGATGGATTGCATATTTATAGTAGAAGTGCTGTGAACGCGCCTCTTCTAGGAGCCTCTACAGTTTTAGGTCCTATACCTACAGGTCTATAACCTTAAAAAACAATAAAAATCAACAATTAAATTTAACTGAGTATACATATCTACAGACGCCTAAAGCGTCAGGAGTTTATTATGAACAGAGATCAATTAAGAGAAGCCGTACTCGGCACCGCAGCCTGGAAGAAGGCTGGTATCATGACAGAATCTGTTGCCCCTGTTCAGGAGCAAGAGGTTATTGAAGAAGCTAAGGCCGAGGAGACTGCTCCTAAGGCTCACACCTGTCCTCTTTGCGAGTCCACCCTTGAAGGTGAGCTTTCTGAGGAAGCCATACTTGAGCACGCACAGCAAATGATGGCTGTCTTCCAAGAGGCTGAGGACATCCTTGCTGAGGCTGAAGAAGCTGAAGAGGGTGAGGTTATCGAAGAGGAAGAAGTAGACCTCCTCGAAGGTCTTGACGAAGACGAGATCGAAACTCTTGCTGAAATGGCCTACAAGATGAAAGAGAAGAAGGCTAAGAAAGGCAAGAAGATGGAGAAGGGCGAAGAGTCCTGCTGATAAAAATGGCTTCTCTTAACGAAACGGGTATGGGGATTGGTGATTTTGCTCTTAATTTATTAGAGCAAGAGAAGACCAATCCTCAGCCCGTTTCTCACAAAACCCCTATTAAGGGTAATGTGCCTGATATAGAGAATGTCGAGGTCCTTCAAGAAGATGTAGATGCTGTCCTTTCAAACTCCTTCGGAGTTAAGAAACCAGAGCAGCCTAAAGTTAATCTACAAGAAGAGAGAAGGAAGCAACTTAAGGAGGAGATTAAGGTCAAGATTAATGAGCTTAAAAGTCTTCTTAATGAGCTTGGTGTAGGTGTTGGAACAACTACTGTAGGGAGCTTAGGTTCCCCAAACTTTGCTGGAGCAAAATCATATGAGCCTAATAAATCTGATAAGAAACGCAGAGCAACCGTTAGAAGAAAAGTCTAGGTATCCTAACGGGAGAGGTGATTATAAGAGAAAGGAGAAGACTACTGCTCGTAAGAGTCGTGCTCCTGTTTATGCCACAATTAAGGACGCTCTTAAGAAAACCTCCCCTGGAACTATCTTTTCTACTAAGGGGTCTTACAGGATGTATGTAACCACTGCTGGTGGTTGGGGCAAGAGCAAGCAGCAAAGAGTATCTGGTAGAACTGCTAAAGGGTTTACTCCTGGTAGTGCTACTCCTAGCGCAGACTGGAAGAGTGTAAAAAGCCATGCCGCTAGGACAAGAGTTAAGCATGGTGGGGCTACCGCTGATAGGTTAAAGGCAGCAGCCCGTAGAGAAAAAGATAAACCTAAGTACAAAGCCAAAACAAAAAGGAGTAAGTGATGCTAATCGAAGATGTATTTATCATTGAGAATTTACAGGTCCTCAACGAGGGCAAGAAGGGTCCCATGAGAGTTCGTGGTGTTTTCCAGCGTGCAGACGAGGAGAACAACAACAAGCGTATCTATCCTAAGGCTCTTTTAGAGCGTGAGATTAGTAAGCTTGAGGAGTCCATGAAGAACCGTCGTCTTATGGGTGAGCTTGATCACCCTCAACACGATAGCGTCAAGCTCTCCAATGTCTCTCACCTTATCACCAAGCTAGAGGCTAAGGGTAACGAGATTATCGGTGAAGCTGAGATCCTAGACACTCCCATGGGTAAAGTTGCCAAGGCACTTATTGAAGGTGGTGTACAGATCGGAATCTCATCAAGAGGTATGGGTACTTTATCTGAGGGCGATGATGGCAGGCGTTATGTCAACGAGGACTTCCGCCTTATCACTTGGGACCTTGTAGCAGATCCTTCAACCCGTGGTGCTTTCCCTGGTTTAGCTGAGTCTCGTCAAAGTGTTCTTGTAGAAGAGATTATGAATGAGGTTCTTCCTAAGGTTACTAAGCAAAAGGTATTTAGAACTTTATTAGAGGAGCGTCTTGATGAGAAGCTTAAAGGTAAGCAGCACAAAATCGACAAGAACAAGAATGGTAAGATCGACTCTGAGGATTTCAAAATGCTTAGAAAAGAATCTACTAATTTACAAAGAGTTAAGGCTATGCTTAGTGAGAAAGCAAAAGGCGATAAGAACAACGCCTGGGCTATCTGCACTGCTAAAGTAGGTCGTGATAACCCTGAAAAGTATGAGAGTTGCGTAAAGCAGGTGAAGAGTAAGAATGAAAATACTTCTAGCTTCTCTCGCGTAAGCAAGGTTCTAAATGAGATGCAACCCTTAACTCAAAATGGTAAAGTAAATGCACCTGAGAAAGCTAAGAGAACTTTTAAACTTTCTCCAAAGAGCCAAGCCGAACTTCACAAAAGAAAAATGGGAAGGGAAGGAAAAGACATTTACGGAAAACCAAAAAACTAGTAAAAAACAACGACATCTATAATAGAACTATAGATAACAATAGATTGGAGTACAGTCATGGATAAAAAGAAAATAGAGGATATTGCTGAATTACTTCCTGATAGCATCACTGAGGAAACCATCCTTGAAATTGCTGAGGTTATGCAGGATCTAATTGAGCAAAGAGTACAGGAAGAGGTGGGTGGCCTTACTGATAAGGTTTTCGCTTACCTATCCATGAAGCGTCAGCAGATTCAAGAGGCAGCCATTGAGGAGCTTCATGAGTCCAACGATGTTTATCGTGATGCACAAAGATTCCGTGAGCTTATGGGATTCATGTCAGTGGAGTTCCGCCCTGAGTACATTGATTCTGAGAGCGAGAGGAGACTTTCACAAGCTAGTGAGTTACAAGAGGACAATGAGGTCCTTGCCCGTGAACTTTCTGAGTCACTAAGAGAGCAAGATCGTCTTGCTAAAACAATTCAACTGCTAGAATCTAAGGTCTCAAAGCGTGAAAGAGAAATCGAATCACTTAATGAGAGCGTACAGACATTAGCGGAAGAAAAGGAGGCTATGCTGTTCGAGTCTACCGAGCAGGCTGTAGTCGTTACTAACAATGTAGACGAAGAGGTTGAGGATGAACAACTGGAAAGTATTGGAAATCAGTTCTTAACCGAAGAAATGCTCAAGCTAATGAAATGAGCATGAACTTTAAGGAGTTGTAAACATGGATATTATGGAAATGGGTGCATCTGACGAGCTAGTCTCCAAGTGGGGTCCAGCCGTTGACGGCATCGAAAACGACTATACCAAAAGAGTTACTGCACAGCTTCTGGAGAACCAGCTAAAGTCTAGCCAACAGGATCGTGTTGACGAGGCTGCTGTTGGTATCGGTACTACCACTGTTGGTAGCATTGGCACTTTCCAGAAGTTTGCATTCCCTCTCGTTCGTCGGGTATTCCCCGAACTAATCGCTAACAGCATTGTTAGCGTTCAACCTATGAGCGCACCCGTCTCACAGGTCTTCTATCTTGGCGCAGCTAGAGTTTCCGGTGCTAACCGTCAAACTCTCTACAGCAAGTACAACATCACCTACCGTGGTCTTACCACTGGCGAGGTTCGTCCAACTGCCGCAGAGGTTGGTACTCTTGACGATGCTCTCGATGCTACTCATGATAGCTCTAGAGAGCTAGGTCTATGTGCTCTTGGTGTTGCTCCTGTGGGCGGTGCTAACATGGCATCCGCTATTGCTTCATGGCCCACCTCAGCTACCGCCCAGGGTTGGTCAGTATCTGCTGGTGAAGCTCTTGCTGGCACTGCTATCCCTGAAGTTACCCTTCAGATCGAGCAACAGCCTGTCATCGCACGCACCAAGAAGATGCGTGCTCTCTGGACTCTCGAAGCTTCTCAGGACCTCAAGGCTTATCACAACCTTGACCTTGAGCGCGAACTTACCGACATCCTCGGTAAGGAGATCCGTCTAGAGGTTGACCGTGAGCTTATCGAGAACATCCGTGGCCTTGCTTACGACCTAACTGGTGCTGCTGGTGATCTTTTCGATTACAGAATGCTTGATCAGGGCAACAACCAGGGTGGCCTAGGTAACTTTGCTGGTGTAAACAATGACTCTCAGTTTAGTGGGTTCCTCTTCACCAACGACGGTAACGGTACTGCTACTGATCTTGCTTCTCAACTTCCCGGCACCTCTGTAAGAGACAATGTTTGGCTAATTGATTTCACTTCAAGTGCTTTAAACTTTGCTCCTCGCCATGTTGGTGATATCTACAGCAACCTTCTTGCTGTCATCAACTTTGCATCTCAGGATATCTACACCACCACTCAGCGCGGTGCAGGTAACTGGATGATTTGTGCTCCTATTGTAGCTACTCTTCTTGAGACTGCTGCCAAGCTTAACGGAGGCATTGAGTCCTCTGATGGTCCTACTAACTTCGGTCCTGGCACTATCCAGTACCGTGGCAAGTTCATGGGCCGTTACGATCTCTATGTCGATCCTCTCTACCCAGAGGGTGAAATCCTCATGGGTTACAAAGGTGGTTCTCCAATGGACGGTGGCTTCATCTACGCCCCCTACATCCCATTCCAGGCTCTACCCACCATCACCGACCCTGAGAGCTTCCAGCCCAGAAAGGGCATCCTTACCCGTTACGGTAAGGTCGCGGTCGCTCCCACTTCACGCTTCTATCGCGTGATTCGTATCGTCGGTCCTGATGGGCTTACTCCTCCCTTTGTAAATGTCTGATATAAGGCATTAATTAGCGCCCACTCCTCAAAATAAGGGGAGTGGGCGCTTTTTTATTTTAATGCTCTATATATAAGTATGAAGTACAGGTATAGAAGTACTTGCAGGTTTACTGTTCTGCTAGAAATTGATAACGAGCTTATTCAGATAAGACCTAATCAAATTATAGAGACGGATCAGGAGTTAAACTACGACATACTTAAGAAAATCGTGGACAAACCTACTCCTGTAAGAAAACCTATAAAAACAAAAAAGGAGTATAATAATGGTAAAGATAGCATATCCTAATGTTACAGGCTATGGAAATAGTTTTAGTAATGTAGCAAGCCAAAAACTAGGCGAACACCAACCTCCTTTTGAAGAAGACATAGACCTTGAAAACCTTAACAAAACTAGACAGTCTGATGTCATAGAGTTCTCTGAGTTTGAACAACAGATTAGAGATTATGTCCTAGCCGCCCTCGGTCATCCAGTAGTTCGAGTTGAGCTAAGTGATCATCAGTTAAAGCTTTGTATAGACGAGGCTATAACTGAGCTAGACTATCACGCTCCTCACTTTACCAGACAGTTTGCAGCATTTGAAACAACCGCTGGTTACAATGTCTACAGTATACCTAGTTATATTCTAAAGAATCTAACTTATGTAACATTTAAGAAGACTCTTCTTAGCATACAATCACAGGCAGGAACCTTAGAGTTTGATTTCTTTATCAAGTATTTCCAAGACAACTATCTTTTCGATAGCTTTACTATAGGGGATTACTATCTTTTGCAGTCTACTCTTGAGACTACACGCAGAGTTTTGAGTCAGGAAGGTGGATGGGATATTATTGATGGACAATTCCTTCAGCTTTATCCTGAGCCTGCTGTTAGTGATGTAGCTATTCTAGAGTTTAGAGGACTAAACTCTAGAACCATGACTCCCAAGATGAAGAACTGGTTACAGAAGTACGCTACATCCTGCGCTAAGGGTCTTCTTGGTCAGGTTAGAGGTAAGTTCGCAGTAGTTCCTGGCCCTGGTGGAGGAACACAACTTAACGGAGCACAGCTTGTACAAGAGGCTATGCAAGAGAAACAAGTTCTGAAAGATGAACTCATCAATGAGGTTGAAGAACCTCCCATGTTTACTACAGGCTGATGGCAAAGAGATTTAAAGTTAACAGGGACATGCCTAACCTTCCTAGAGTGGATGGTGCTACTCCCCTATCTTTCTACGATCCATCTAACCCTGATGTAAACCTATTTAATCTAGTTGATGACGAGATCATTAGAATCTCAGGTTCACCACTTCATTACTTCAAGTCCTTCGTCAGTGAAGATTATGACGATGTATATTTAGAGGCAAGGAATAAGACGATAGCTTCTGAGCCAATTACAGTTCATGGATATTACGAACCTTCTGTTGTAGAGGAGGTTCTATCTAACTTTGGTATAGAGTTGACCAATGACCAGATGTTTGTGTTTAACAAGACCTACATCGAGCAAGCTCTACAAAGAAGCCCTGAAATCGGAGACCATATCAAACCTCATTTCCAGAACCAGAAGTATGAGATTAGTGAGGTGCAAGAGGATAGCTTTGAGATGTATGGTGTGTACCATGTAGTATGTACTGCTAAACTCCTCCGAGAAGATGAAGGGACACTTAACCAGCCTACAACTGATGTAGCAGATGATGTTGGGGGGTACTTAGATCTTGAGTGATTACTTTGAATACACTTTAGCCGATTCTGATTCGGCTAAACCTACTCCTGATACAGGATTCACTTACCTTAGAGATAAGATAGTGAGTCTTTCTAAGAATCTTAATGTAACATCTAAGGTATACAAAGAGATGTTACGAGCCCTTCTATCTGAGATACAACTTGGATACATTAACGACGACTCTGAGTATGTAAAAGTAAAGTTACATCACGGTCGGCAAGAAAGATCAGTAGCTAAGAAATTCCAAGAGAATAATATAATTCTACCCTACTCCACTATATTTCAATCAGGTGTTTCGTCTGACGATAATAAGAGAAGGCAGAGACATGTTCTCATATACTCCTCTGAATGGAACGACGAGATTCAAAGGGCTGAAAGGGTTGTATCTTTGTGTGATGTACCAATTATATCACAATATACATTGAGTGTGTGGTCTAAATATATATCTGATTTAGACCAGATTTCAGCCACACTAAGGTCCAAGTTCAACCCAGATCTTGTCCTAGAAACCTCATATGCTAACAATGTAAAAGCCTTCCTAGCAGAAGAATCTGACATCTCTGCTGTGGAAGTGGGGGATAAGGAGGATCGTTTAATACGCAAAACATTCACTATAAATGTAGAGTCTTACATTCAAAGTCCTAAGTTTAAAGTTACCTCTACAGGAAAGATCATCAAGATGAATACTGAAATATGGGTATAAATTAAATAAAAATACTTTTCAGATGTCTAAATACAATAGGAGATCAAAATGAAATCCATTACAAACGACAGTCTTCAATCATTTCAGATTTATCTGAACTACACCACAGGAACTAAGGCGGTATCTATTGCTCCCAAGCAAACTATCGTGGTCCCTGAGGCAGCTATTACGAAACAGTGCAGAAACTTAAGTAATAGAAAAATTCTTAGAATAAAAACAGTGTGAGGAATAAGCTATGGCCCAATATGTAAGCCCCGGAGTCTATGTTGTCGAGAACGATAACAGTGATTATGTACCTTCTATAAACCCTAGCGTTGTCGGCATCGTAGGTTTTGCCAGCAAAGGCCCTACCGACAAAGCTACTCTTATTACTACCCAAGATTCCTTAATATCAACCTTTGGAAAGCCTCTCGCTGAGGCTAAGAATGGTGGTCAAGGTATCGAGGGAGCAGTAGAGGTTCTTGAAACCACTAACTCTTTATACTATGTAAGAGCCGAGTCAGGAGGTGTTGATGCCTCCGTGGATGTTCCCTACGGTGTTTGCCCTGCTATGGGTTTATCTTCCACAATAGGTGATACTGTTCCTGTATACCTTGAAATTCAAGTAAAAGATGGGGCTGGTGTTTCACTATATAGCACCCCTTTAAAGGTTCAGGTATCTGCTTTAGGTGATTCATCTACTGCACTCACAACTGCTTTTGGAACAGATATAGAATCGGCAAGAGTTCAAGGTGTGGTAGCTGACAGTTCTGCATTCTTAGCAGGTTCTTTCCCAGGGTCTTTGGCTACACTTGAAGTAAATGCTTACACAGATTCCACAAAAGCTAGTGGTCTTGAGGTTTTACTTCCATTAAATGCAACTCTAGACACGCCTACAGTAGCAGGTGCTGCATCTTCTTTAACTGTCACGGGTCTTTCATTAACAGCACTAAACTACAAAATAGAAAGTCTTT